TCCGATCTCTGATGCTTGTTTTGGAGACACGAGCGGTACGGCTCCCTCTATCTGCATCGATGGCGACAATCATCTCATTACGTTGGATGGAGCAACTGGAAACGCTACGATTGATGGCACCGACACGGGGTCATTAGATATTGCAGCAGCATCTACCCTTGGGCTTACTGGCCCTACTTCAGTAAGTATTTCATCTGGACCGGCTACTGAGCTTAACTTCTCATTCCAGTTTATTTCGGCAGGTACTAGTGGGACTTGGTTAGAGCCTTCCATAGAACTGACGGCAATGGATGGTACAGATACTGTTAATGCGTTTGGCATTAATATTACTAATGCCAACCACACCGGAGCCAGCAACATCCTCAACGCCTTAAAAATCGCAGCTATTGTGGGAGATGCGGACGCGTCCGAGTACGCGATCAACATCGACGGTGGAAGTGAGTCATGGAACGCATCTCTACGTTTCAACAAGGGCACAGCCGCCGATTTCGGCGCGTTGCACTGGTTTGACGGCGGCACAGTGCGGGGGTTTATTCAGATTGACACGAGCGATCTTATTGTGCGGGCGCAGTCAAATGACCTTGAGCTTTTCGGCTCGTCCGGCATACACTTCGAGTCGAACGACGCCGCCGATAACTTCACATTCACGCCCGAGCCAAACGCTGCGGGTGGCTCATCGACCTTCATCACGCTTGCGGCGACACTCGCCGCGATGGACGGTACGGATACTGTCAACGGCCTGGCGATCAACTTGACGAATGCGGATCACACTGGGTCAACAAACGTTCTCAACGCGATTTCGATAGGGGTTATTACCGGGGATGTGCACGCTGTCGAATCAGCAATTTTACTTAGTGCGGGTTGGGACTTTTTTGCCTCCGCTGCCGCAAGAAACATAACTTTTCAAATAAATTCAGGTTTTAATGTTGGCATCCAAAATAGTGACCTAGGTTCCCCTTCCGTTGCTTTTGAAACTACGCCTGCTGAAGGAGCATCCTCTAACCTCGTGAGCTCGTTCCCTGCTCTCAATGCCATGAATGGCTCAGATAATATACGCCTTTTCTTTGCGGACGTAACTAACTCTCCCAACCACACAGGTGTGTCCAACACTCTAACGGCCTTTTGGGGAGATGCTATTACAGGTGATGCGGACGCTCTTGAAATAGGAGTTGTGATTGGGACTGGCTGGGATTACTTCGCGCGACACGATGGAATTGCGTTTGCTTCTCTTGGAACCCCAACCAACGGAACCGCGACCTACTGCACGGACTGTGTTGTCACAACTCCCTTCGTCGACCACACGTGTACGTCTGGAGGCTCGGGCTCATGGGCATTTCGCCAGGCGGGGGCATGGAAGTGTCTCGGGTAGGTAAGTAAACAGTAATGCCCTTCTCCGAAAAACAACGCAAAATGGCCTGCGCCGATTTGGGGCGCATTCGCAAAGGCCAAAAAACCCGTACCGGAATGTCCGAGGATCAACTCCGCGACTTCTGCTCCGGCCCGGTGAAGAAAGCCCGTAAGGGGGGAAAGGTTAAGGTCAAGTTTCGTGGATATTGAGGTTGTATGGCCCAAAATCGCCAACCCTAAACGGCCTATTTCGCCCTATCGAGAAGAGAAGATCGTTGCGCACTCAACGCGCGGGGGGTTGGGCGTAGTGGGGAAAGTTGCAAAAAATGCCAAACGTTAAGAGAAACGTAACGAAATACCAAAAGGGCGGAAAACTTCCCAAGCTCCGGTTCGACGCCTGCCGACGTAAGGCCGAGGCTTCCGGCGCAGAAGACCCCTCTGGCGTTTGCCGAGCCAAACTCGCCCGGAAGGGCAAGTAATGCCCTTTATTCCCGAGGGTCTGGCCGAGGTTCGCTTCACCGCTGACGAGCGGGAAAAGCTAGGCCGCGAGTATCAGGCGTGGATTGAAACGGTCCAGGCCGACCGGCAGAAACTTCTCAACGAAACTTGGGTTAAGTCGTTGGAGAACTACGAAGGCAAGGAGGGACAAAAGTCTTTCCCATGGCCCGGCGCTAGCAATGTCGTTGTTCCGATGACGCGGACGTATACGAATTCGCTCGCCTCGCGCCTGCACACCGCCGCCACCGCCCAAGATCCTGTCCATATTATCCTCGCTGCGGGGACGGGCGAAGTAGTCCCGGGCGTGCCGGTTGAGAAATTCGCGAAGTGGATTCAGAACATCTCAACGTGGATTGAAAAAGAAGAAATCCCCTATCGGCGCTTCGCCGAGGAGAACACTCTCACCTTCTCCATGTACGGCGATTCGTTCGTCTACCTTCCATGGGAAGAAGAAGTCGTGATGGACGTTGAGATAAACGTCGATAGCAAATCCAAAAAGACCGACTTCGTCCGTACGCCGAGGACCTTGTGGTCCAAGCCTATTCCCAGAGTGTTCCATCCTAAAGACGTAATCATAAACTCATGGGAGCGGGATGTACAATCCGCCCGCCGCGTAGCGCTTATTTTCTATCGTGACGTACAGGAAATCGACCTTCTCGAACGCCAAGGCTACTACGACAAAGCCGCGGCGGACCATCTACGCAAGTGCCTTGGGCAGAAAAAGGACGACAAGAAACCCGCCTCCGCCTACTACCGCGAGTGGGAAGGAAAATACTACAACCCCGACGCACTCGACAAAGCCAAGGCAAACAACGTAGGCATTGCCTCGGACGCGCCTTCCGGCCTTCTCCAGATGGCAAAATGCTTCGTCCGGACCGACATGGATGGCGACGGCATTCCGGAAGAGGTTGTGTTGGAAGTCGAGGTCGAAACGGGATACGTCGCGTACGCGAGATACTCCAACCTCGCGCATAAAATGCGCCCGATTGTTCAGTACTATTTCGAAAAGCGCGCGGGGTCGATTTACAACGTCGGAGTCCCCGAGCTTTTGGCCAATCTCCAAAAAATCCTCAACCAAGTAATGCGCGATATTTTGGACAATAACAAAGTCCAAAACACAAAAATGTTCTTGGCTAGGAAGGGCGGTCCAATTGAAGAAGGAGCGCGAGTCTATCCTTCGCGAATTTTCTTCGTAGACAACCTGGAAACGGATTTTAAGCCCATTGATTTGGGAACCGGCCGTCCCGTCACGTCCGTGGCGGACTTGGGCCAGCTCGAAAAATGGGGTCAATTAATCGCCGGCGTCAGCGACTTTTCCCTCGGCATGGAGAAGCGTTCGCGTACGCCAGTCGGCACTACGATGGCTCTCCTCGAAGAGGGTAACAAGCGCATTGACAAAATCATCGGCCAAATGCGCGACTCAGAGCGCGAGCTGTGGTGGCAGGTTTTGATTCTCTATTTGCAAAACGGCGATCCTTTCAAGCTCGCCAAGGTCGCAGCTTATGAAGCTGGGGATGAGGAAAAGTTTCCTCTGGTATGGGCACAAGTTAGCCCCGAGTTGCTTCGCCAGAAACTAGTCCTGCGGCCGGAGATTTCGTCTAATTCGCTCAATCAGTCGAGCCTACAACAGCGCGCGTTGACCCTCTACGGCCAGTTGGACGCCTATTATCAGCGTATGGTCCAACTAGCCCAGGGCATCGGTGCAGCGCAAGCAGACCCGGCCATGCGTGAGTTGTTTATGCTGATGGCCAAGGCCGGGCAGCGCTTGATAGCCCGGGTCCTCGACTCTTACGATGAGCGCAACCAAGAAGAACTAAATCCCGATCTAACCAAAATCCTATCGGAGGTATCCACAGTTGAGGTCACAACCGGCGGCAGCCAACCTAGCAACCAGGCGGGACGCAGCACTCCAGCTTCGGCTGCTCAGGGAATGGCTTCCGGCCAAAATCCAACAAATCAGCCGACAGAGGCTATCGGCCGACCCGCAGCGGGGCTGGGCCGAGTACCAGGGCCTACTTCATAGCCTTAATGAACAAGAAAAAGCTCTACAGATGGTCATTAACAAAATCGCGGAGTTTGAATACGCCCCGACCGGAAAAGACGACTTCCTCGGCGCGGATGGACTCCCGCCTCAAGTAGAAGGAGAGTAAATGGCATTACCGAGTCTTGTACCCCCCACCCCAGAGCCCGTTCCAGACGAGCCGAAGGGTCCTAGTATGGAAGATGTAGTCAAGCGTGAGATGGATTCTCGCGGCGCTGCGTTTGATGCCCGGCTGCACGAGTTCGAACGCGGAATCAATCGACAGTTTCAATCGATCCGGCAGCAACCTCATGTTAACCAACAAGACGCTTATCAGGCGCAGCAAGTAATCGGCTTGACCGATGAGCAGGTTTTGGCAAACCCGACCGCCGCGATTCAGGCTATCGCGGATTCGATTGCACAGCGCCGCGCAGCGGAGTTAGCCCGTGTTCAGGCCCCAGTTCTGCAGGACTTGGCCGAGCAGGCATTCGAGGGCCAATTGGCGGGACTTAAGTCCCACCCGTACTGGGAGGATCTCAAGGGCGCGATGGATGACTACTTCGCGGAGAATTCCTCCGATAAATACGTCCGGGGAATGGCGAAGAAGATTTTCAACGAGTTGATAGATCGGAACCTGGATGAGTTACAAAAGCGCACGATAGCCAGGCAACTCGCTAATGAGCGCGAACAAGACCGAACTGCGGCCGAGGCAAGAGGCAACCTTTCGCCCGTTCGCCAGCGCTCGGTTGAGCCGGCTATGCGCTCCTCGGGCAATGCCCCTGTTCCCAAACCCGCGGTAAAGCTGGATGACGCCCGCGAAGCGGTAATGCGCTCGTTTAACGCGCTCGGGGTTGGGTTGACGGCAGAGGAGTTTGACGGCATCGAATCAGGAAAACTTTTGCCAAAGAAAGTTTCAATCGGAATTCAGAAAGGGATGGAAAAGCCAAATGTCGAATACTAAAAAGGCCAAGGAAGTCGAAGCGCCCATCGGCGCACCTTCCGTACCAAACGAGCCATCGACCGAAGACATCGCTAGGAAGGCTATTGACGAAATCATGTCGCAAGCCTCCGCGAAGGCGTCTTCTCTACTACAGGTAGAGGACGACTTGCTTGGGCGCAAGCCCACGCAGGACCCCTCTAGCTCCCCCGCGCAGGCAGATTTTTTGCCGGGCTCGCGGGTGTCGGATATTACTTACATTCCAGACTATGTTGAGGATGAGGACACAAATACGGTTCGCAGATGCAAACTGCCTCACGAGTATCACTACGTCTGGGTGGAAGGGTCCAAACGCCCCACTTATCGAATGAACGGGTACCGCTTCGTACTTTACGACGGCGGGCATGGTTCCGGTTTGGCGGAGCGAGGATTTCTGGGTACTGGCTTGTTTGAACGCACGGCAGATAATCACGTGTGGCACGCAGACTGTTACCTCATGTATTGCACCAATTCCGCTTACGAGCGGATTAAACAAGATGACAAAGACCTTCTCGACAAATACAACGCTGCCGCGGAGTCGGATATCCACAACTATGGATACCGCTACGGGGTTAGGACGTTCAAAGAAGAGAACGGTCAGATCATCTATAACTAAGGAAAAGAAATGGCTGGAACAGTATATCCACTGCGATGGCTTAAAAACCAAACGGGCACTCGCAATGTAGTTGAATACGCTGAGGGCACCGCGCAAACGTTTAAGAAGGGTGATTTTGTAGTGTTTGACCGTTCGGACGATGCTCTCAAGGCATCTGTCGATACGGACACCGTGGTTACCGGAGTAGCGTTGAAAGACGCCACCGGGACGGCGGGGGAACTTATTCCCGTGCTTCTGCTCTCCGCGGATGATTTGTTCGTGGCGACCATGAGTGACGCCGGGGCCAACACTACTGCAATTCACTCGTCTGCAAAAATCGGCGACGCCTACTCCTGGATCAAATCCACCGAGACGAGCCAAATCACCAAAACGGTTGCGGACATCGCAGATACCACTAACGAGTGGTTAATCATGATTGAACTTGACTCCCGAGACGCCGAAAGCACTGCCGGGGGCCGAGGAGTTTTTCGCATTGACGGGTCTAAGCTTGGCGTAGACGCGTCCACAGCGTAAGGAGAATCTAATGGCAGTAATGAGAACTTCAGATTTTCCAGAGCTATTAGACACTCCCTTGCGGAAGGTGTTTTTTCTCTCTCTGAAGCAAGTCCCCGCTGAGTATTCGCGCTGGATCAACATTGTTGAGACTCGTCGAAACTTCGAGGACGATTTGCGGATGGCGGAGTTTGGTGCTATCGGACAACACGTCGAGGGCACTGTGCCGAAGTTTGAGGAAGCTCTGGAAGGTGACACGAAGCGGTATACGCCGCTTGAATTTGCCCATGGTTACATCATCACGGAAACCATGCGAGAGGACGACCAGCACGGAATTATGGTACGCATGACCGAGGCGCTTCGGCGTTCGGTTAGGCACCTTTATGAAGTGCAGGGTTATAACCCTCTCAACAACGCCACGTCCACGGCGTCGAGCCGATTCACGGGTTTTGACGGCTTGGCTCTTCTCAGCACGGCACATACCATGCTCGAAGCGGCTAATCAGGCCAACAAACCCACGACCGACGTTACGCTTTCGCAGTTGGCGGTTGAGGCCGCGGTGAAAGCGTTTCACGGTTGGTATGGCGAGAAGGCCCTTCCCGGGTTTTTCACTCCCCGTCGGGCGATTGTCGGGTCGAATGACCAGTACGTCGCAGCGCGATTGTTCAAAAACGCAATGCGCGCGGATACGGCGAACCACGAGGAAAACTGGATTCGTAAAGGCCCGGACGATAACGGGATTAACGAGTTTATCGTATCCCGGTATTTCACGGCTCAGAATCAGTGGTTCATTCTCGGAGACCAACACGACATCAACATGTTCATTCGCGTGCACCCGCAGTTTGAGACGCGGATGGAGTTTCTCACGGGCAACCTTCAAGCTAAATGTCGAACGAGATTGATTACGTCGTTCGGTCGGTGGTTTGACGTGTACGGCTCGAAGGGTTACTAAGGAGGGAAAATGTCTTTGAGTAACTTTCCCAACGGAGTAACCTCTTTTGGCATTCCTCAGTTGCAGGGGGGATTCTATCAATTAGGATTCCCCCAGCCCGGGCGCGCGGGAAAAGTCCACTTCGTGGACGCGACCTACGGGTCCGATGCGCATGATGGATCATACGAGGCCCCGCTGTTGACTGTGGGCAAAGCTGTCGCAAATGCCGTGTCACACGATGTAATTTATGTGTTTCCCGGTACGTATAACGAGGCTGTCACGGTCAACAAGGACTATCTGACCATCATCGGCGTAAGGTCGGGCTATGCTCGGCCGGACGTGGCCCCGGATTCCGGTACAAGCCGGCCTCTGCTCATTGATAACGCTCAGGGGTTTGTTTGCGTAGGAATGCGGTTCGTGCCTGACGGGATCGCTGTCGATACCGCTAAAGTCGAGGGCAACGGGTTCCTCTTCTACGACTGTGTGTTTGATGGGGATGCTGCGCAAGGGGCGACTAACGCGTTGCTCGTTCTTCAGGGCGACGCTACGGACGATTCCTATACCGCATCGGAGGGGAAGATTTACAATTCCCTCTTCCGCGGGGGCACCATGGCCTCGGCCGGACCCGCAATCGGGATTGACATTCGTCATGCGGACGCACCTTCGGGTGTGGGCTGTTCGGATGTTGAGATCGTGGGGAATCGGTTCTACGGTAACCTTGTTGACATCAAATCGACGGCCGCGGCAACTGGCGGCGGTGCTGGGATCTACAACAACTTCCTGATTGCCAACAATGACTTCATGACTGTAGGCGCTGCATATGTCTACGGTGACTTGGATCAAGCTGATGCGGCTGCGGCCACGACTGACTCAGCCCTCGTTCGTGGAAACTACTTCGCGGATGAGGCGTTGGTTGCGGCTCAGTTTGACATCGCTACGCGGGCGAATGTTATCTTCACGGGTAACTACGACGCCGCGGGCCTTGTCGATGGTTCAGGGTTCAATTAATGGCTAAGGCTTTTTCGTCGTCGTATCTGGCTGGGAGTCATTCCGGCGCGGTTGTCGCGGCGGCGAAGAAGTGTATGTTCTCTGCTTGGGTTCG